GGCGTAATAGACGCTGCACTAATAAGCGAATGGCTTAAAGAAGCGGGTATTGGTTGGGATGACCCAGCTATGGATGATGTAGTTAAGCGTAAGATGTTATCTGGCGACTTTGACAAGTTGCGAGTCTATAAAGGATCGTATTGATCTAGTTCAGCACATAGAAGGGTATTAATGCGATGGAAGCTGCACGTTTTGATAGGTTGGAAGCAAAGATAGATAAGTTAGCTGATGCGATGATAAAGCTGACCGAGCATTCTATAAAACTGGAGAATTTGGTCGATCACAACGTGGTTCAGGATAACCGCCTTAATCGCCATAGTGAAGCTATTGATCAACATGCTATTAAGTTAGCAATGACTTCTAAAACAAGCAATTCAAACGAGTGGTTTGTTCGCATTCTCATCGCAGCTTTAGTATCGAGTGTAGCGTTTATGTTACGGAGCTAGTCATGGATCTAAAAAGCCTTAAACAGTTCGCAACCGAGCGTCAGGGTCAGATTATTGACGCAGTTATAAAGCATGGCTCTCAGGCCAAAGCAGCTACAGCATTAGGGATTAACCACCGTGGTTTAGAGCGCACATTGAAACGCGCAAAAGAGCAGGCTGCTAGGCGTGGCTGGAGTCCTCAGCACGATATGACTCACTCCGTTCCATCGACCCATCAGGCTAAAGGGATCTCGACCTACTACGACCTACAGACAGGGGAACCACTGCGCCAGTGGGTGAAAAGTTCACTCAGAAAAGAGAGCCTTGTGGCTGACTTGCAGGGCGTGGCAGACGGTTTAAGCCAAGAGTTAAAGAAGTATAAGCCATTACCATTCAAGCCTGACAAGGGCGTTAAAGAGCGCCTAGCTACCGTAATCATCGGTGATGCTCATATAGGAATGTTGGTCAAGCGAAATTACGGTGGTGGGGATTGGGATTTATCCATTGCAGAAAAGGTGACTTTACAAGCCATAAAAACCCTCATAACTAATTGCGGCAAAGGCACTGAGTTTTTACTCCTTAACGTAGGTGATTTTTTACATTGCAATACCCCCAATATCACTGCCGCTGGAACGAGCCTAGACAGTTCGGGTCACTGGATTGACTCGGTAGAATCGGCTGTAAGAATTTATAGACAAGCCGTGGAGTGGGCTTTAGAACTTAATCAGAAAGTCACCTTAATGAACACACGCGGAAATCACGATGAAGACCTAAGCATGGTAATAAATTCCATGTTAACCGTCTTTTATGAAGATGAACCAAGAGTAAATGTACTTTCTAATGTTTCAAAATTCATTCACTACCAATATAAAAGCGTATTACTAACAAGTCATCATGGCGATAAAGGCATCAAGCATCAACGCATCTATGAATATTTCACGCGAAATCACGCCAAGCTATGGGGTGAGACCACGGCTCGATATTGTCACCTCGGCCACATACACCACAAACAACAGTCCGAGGTGGGAGGGGCCATGCTGTTTGAAAGCTGGAACAGCTTGGCAGCCGTTGACGAATATCACCACCAAGCGGGTTACGGTTCAGGACGCTCAATGTCTGCTGTGATTTACGACCCAGTGTGGGGAGAAACCCAACGATTTAGAGTAGGTATAACTCAGTTATACGATGAGGCGGCATAATGTTCAAACTTGGGCAAAACTCATTAAACCATCGAGCAGGCTGCGACCAAAGGCTATTAGACATAAGTGACTTGGCAATTAAAATTACTAATATTGATTTCGGCATCCCTAGCACTGGTGGCCTGCGAAGCACCTCAGATCAAGCCGCGTTGTTTACCGCTGGAAAGTCAAAGGCAGATGGACGCATCAATAAATCATACCATCAATCAGGACGGGCTTTGGATGTGTACGCTTACGTTGACGGTAAAGCCTCATGGGAAAAAGAACATTTAGCAATTATAGCAGCGGCTATGCTTCAAGCGTCTTCCCAGTTGGGTCATAAGCTAAAGTGGGGTGGCTTGTGGAAAAGTTGGCAGGACTTCCCACATTTTGAGCTAAAGGATTAATTATGGGCTGGCTTTCGAGTTTATTAGGTGGTGGCAGCGTAGTAGAACCTATTGTTGCTGTGGGCAATATCATAGATCAGATATTCACCAGTGATGATGAGCGTGAGCAAGCGACTATCATTAAACAACGTCTAGCTATGCAGCCTGCTCTACTGCAGGCCGAGATTAGTAAAGTTCAAGCAGGCCATAGATCAACATTCGTAGCAGGAGCTAGGCCAGCTTTAATGTGGGTATGTGCTTTGGGCTTTCTATTCGCTTTTTTTATTAACCCTATGCTCCAGTGGTTAGCTCCAGAAGCAGGTAGCCCAGAATTACCACTAGATGCCATGCTTGAGCTAACCCTCGCCATGTTGGGTTTAGCTGGATTGCGTACAGTCGAGAAACTAAAAGGCGTGTCTAAGTAATTCCCCTAGACTCCGCACTTAACTAAACTTTCCCATTTGTGCTTATGCTTATTTGCTTCGGCATCTATTTTGTCTGCATAATCTCGCAATAGCTTGGTTATTTTATGAGAACCTTCACCATAGTCAAATTCGATGCTTCCAAGGACAGTATCTTTCAGAATATCCTCTAACACTATTACATAACTGTCGGTGCGAAAGCAGTTTTCGCAAACACCATTATCATCAAGCCAAAAACCAATTAGCGGCTTGTCTTTAAAACTGCTATAAAGTTCAAAATCTAAATCAGGGTGTGGCGTATTACATTCTGTACATTTTGCTATTGTCATAGTCTATTCTTCCTTAATCTTCCAAATATTTTGGCATTACAAACCCGTCTATTTCCCAAGGCATATCAACGTAGCCCCACAAAAGGTTATTTTCAACAATAATGTCAATATCATCATCTTCCATTAACTTGACTTGCATATCAGTATTGGTGTCAAAATACACAACAAACCTAAACTCTGATGGGGCTTCATCTTTGCCCATCTTGTATTTAATCATGTATCACCTCCTTATTAGCCGCTTCGTTAAGCGCATCAGTAACCCACTCAGCCAACTTCTTACCCTCAGCAGCATGAACCCATGCCGCTTTCTCTTGAGGGGTGCAGCGTATCTCAAGGCGTGATGATTTAGTTACTGCTTTCGCGGCATTCCTTAGACCTGTCATACCATGCTCACTTTCAGCTTCTTTCATCTCAGAATCAACTTCAAGCATAGCTCTCTCAAGTTCAGGCGGAGACAAAGAATTCGCTAATGTTTCTGCCATATCGGTGGCTTTTTTCATTTGTTCATCACTTGTGGCTGTTAAGATTAGTTTAAGCGACAATACAAGTGCTTCATAAGTATTGGTTGGTGCGTTCATGTGGTTCTCCAAGGGGCCGAAGCCCCTATTGTTATGCTTTTAGTTCTTTAAATAATTCAAGCTCTGCATCCGTAAGTGATTCGCCGCCAAAGCAATAACATTCGCCATTAGCATAAGGTGCAAATAAAGTAGCGGCTTCATCATCAACAACCGCGATCATATCTTTTTTAATTAGTGAAGAAAGAACGCCTCGTAAAACATTTGCACTCTCACCAGTAATTTGAGTAATGTCTAAAATGTCTGCGCCTATATCCGTTCCACATACTTCAAAAATTGCGTTGTAAGTGATAACTTCTAAATTAGTGTAAGTATTCATAATCATTTACCTTTTATCTATTAACTTGATTCAATAACTATATTGTACGGACAATTAGAAAGGATGTAAAGAGATTATGGAAAATAAATAAAAGTCCATAGATAAAAAATAATAAAATTCTTCAATGTAATTGGAGTTGTTCTGTTTGAAACAGAGAAAGTCCATTAGTGGAATCTAATACTGTGGCAGATCTTGTGGCATGACAAGGGCAATCTGTGGCAAATATAGGCGTTTATTATGCCACAACGAAAAAAGGCAACGCTTCAAGTGATTGAAAACGCTGCCTTTTATTACTTCCAAGTGGTGGAGATGGGGGGAGTCGAACCCCCGTCTATCCTATATGAATCAATGACTTACAAGTGGCTTGTGGCGTGGGTGTGGCATTTGTACCAATTTTAGACCATATTTGGTTACTTTTTAACCAGTATTCCCAGTTCGGTTCCTCGTTTGGAAATCGAACCACCGTCCCCGAATTTCTCATCAATTAGATTGCCTGAGTCAGAATCGATGGTTTCAATCCATTTAGCGTAAATGCTTGTGGTGACGTTCGCATTCTTATGACCCAACTGTTTACTGAACCAGCCCAATTGTTCGCCAGACGTTAACATCATCGATGCGTAAGTGTGTCTCGTTTGGTATGGTCTGCGATAACGAACACCCGCTTTCCTCAAAATAGCAGTCCAGCGTTTTCTAATCGGCTGATCACCAACCCAAGGCTTTCCATGAAGCGAGTCGTGAAATACTTCTTGGTCTTGTAAGAATGTATATTCCTTTTGAGCCAGTAACGCTCTACGAGCTTGGGGCAGCATCTTAATCAATCGTTCACCCGCTACCGTCTTAGGTGGTTCCGCTTCATCGGATGCTTGGGTTAATCCTTTATCGACACTAATGGTTCCATTCTTGAAATCAATGTCGCTCCATAGTAGGGCGCAGAGTTCGCTTGTTCTCATACCTGACCAAAACGCGGTTTGGAATAGGTTCCGTTCTTGGCCCGTGGCTGTGTCGATGATGAGGTTCATATCGTCAGGGACGAATGGGTCGAGCTTTAAAGCCTTGGCTTTAACTTGGGCGTATGTCTCGGCCCGTTTATATTCAAATAGGTGTAAATGGTTTTTATCAATGACTTCATCCTTCACTGCCAGTTGAAGTGCGCAACGCATAGGGGAGACTACGTTGATGATTCGCTTATTACCCATGCTGGCGCAAGAAACTATCCAATCTCTCATGTGATGGGCGCGAAACTCATGGACAGATAAATGACCGAACTGAGGCATAAGCTGATTGAATACGATCTTTTTGTAGCTATCCCTAGTGGATGCTTGTAGCTGAGGGTTCTTGATAGACAACCATTTCCGCAGCACTTGCTCGATGGTTGTGTCTAGTATGAGGTTTGCAAACTTATGCAATGAGGGTGAATCAGGGAACACAGCAGCGTAATCAAAGACCCCTGTGTCGATCTCATGCAGGATCGAGGCGCGGTGGTTGGAAGCCCTCTTTAGATTAGAGGCCGTAGGCTTGAGGTTGATTGTCTCTCGACACCGACTATTCTGGTAGGTGAACGTGATTTCGATTGTCGCCTCACTACGGGCGCTAACACCTGTGTACTTTCTACCCATTTTTCAAACCCCGATATGCTTATAAAATAGTGATTGTCGGGAGCGCGAAAAAATTCTTTGCCCTCGGTAAACACCCCATTATTGCACTTCTTATAAATAGCGTCATAGCCGTGGCCTGACAACTCACAAAACTTTCTTATCAAAACTCGATCCAGCATACCTTACTCCCCCGAAGTCTCTTTGTGTACTCTATTAAGTAGTTGTTCATATTGTCGGCTCGATCTTGTTGCCGGCATATCGCAAAGTTAGCAATGAATCAGCCGCCTTTTCTACTTCGCTGCGACAATCCCAGGTTTCTAAATCAGTGCTTGGAGATAGCCCTAGCGTCACCCTGTCTTTGAATTTAATAGTGGCGGTTTTCTTCTT